TATTTATTTATAATTACTCCTCTTCACCCGATTCTCTTGCAGCTGCAGCATCACCACTAATCTCATCAGCTGCTACTGCTACTGCAGCATTTACTTCATCATCTGCTTCTTCAGGTGGTTCACCAAAAAGTGAATTCGCAGCATTTGGACGATGAGCATCTACCCTTCCAGCAGACTTTGCATAAAGTACATCTTTAATTTTATCGCTAATTTGAGATGCAGAGTCATCTGCTGCAATCATATCCATCAAATCATTAGTAATTTCAGGCATTGTAATAAATTTATTATTTGGACTAGTAGTATTTATACACTATCTGTGTTGCTTTTATGATAATTAAACTCTAAAATCATTCTATTTAGTGTGCCCTTCATCTCAATTACCGCTTCCGTAGGCTCAGGAAGTTCTTTTTTAGTCTTATCAAACTCCTCTACCCTATGATCAAGATAGAATGTTACTGCATTATGAAGCATACGAAGATGGCGAATATCCCAATCTACTCTTACAAATGGATTCCCATCTTCGTCATGGGGCATTAAATCTCCCCGCCTTTTGGCATACTCTTGGGTTTATCTTCTAAAACTTCTGTTTCTAAATCAGGAGCTGCAACTGGTGCACCTAAATCCATACCTTCACCACCACCATTTATCATAGGATCATCCATTAATGGAAGTCCAGTTTCAGGATCAATAGTAGAAGGATCTGGAATAGTTCCATCTGCAATTTCCTTCTTAATCTGAGCATCTTGTTCGATAATCTCTTCATCAGTTTGATGAAGTACTTTACGACGTACCCAGTCTTGTGAGAAATACTTTCCTATATACGGTTGGACTCCTTCTAGACTACCCAACCTCTCATTTAGAAGCTCAGCATCCTTTAATTCTGAGAAATGATTGTCATATAAGAAGTCATATTGGATATGCTCACTCATGACTTCCCAGTCTTCTGGAGTGATTATATTCTTCAAAAGTAGCTGAGTTTTCAGCATATCATTGAACATATTTGAGAATCTTCTCCTCAAACGTCCAACAAACTTAGTGAATTTAAGTTCATCCCGTAGTATTTCTGATGAACGACCTAAGTTGAATCCTCCCTCTCCATCCATTCTAGATGGTGGAACATTGAGTGAACGGTATAGTTTTTTCTTGAAATAGTCAATGTCAGTGATTTCTCCAAGGTTTTGACCTCCAGGAAGAGTAGTAATTTCAGTACCACGTCCTCCTTCCCGTCTAGGTAGCCAGAAATCTTCCAGCATCGCCATATACTTCTTGTCATCACGAATCTCTCCAGTTGATGCATCGTAAACTAACTTGTTACGATACCTCATCATTACATCACGAAGGTATTGTTCTGCCTTAACTTTAGGTAGATTACCAACATCAATATAGAAAATTCTACGTTCTGGTGCTCTTGATAGTCTATAAATTACAAGACTATCCTCAATCATACGTAATTGATTGACTGCCTTAATTGCTTTGTGAAGATAAGAAAGTACAGCACCTTTATTTCTATCTACTAATCCACTAGTAGTATAAGAAATAGCATCTTTTGCTATTTTAATTCCTTGACTAGCACCAGTAGCATTCATATTACCTGTAGGGTAAGATGCTTTTGGATTGTAAATGAAATACTCTTCAATCTCTGGCCATTCATAAGCCATCGGATTGTCATTATTAGATCCTTGAATCTGTCTAAGTTTATCTTCAGGCTTTTTCTTTTGCTTACGAATATGACGCATTTTCATTGCATCAATATAACGTAACTCTTGCAATCCCTCTTGTGGATTCTTTAAATCAATTATTTTATGATAATAAATTCTTCCATCAACATACCAATTTCTATAAATCTCATGCGCCTTTCTATCAAAATCCATCAAGTCTACAATAAACTTGAATTCACTTCTAATTTTATTTTTAATACCATCGCTGGCATTTAAATTATCTAAGTCAAGTTTAACAGGAGCATCATTTAAATCAGTAACAATTGCTTCGTTTATAATATCTTCAATAGCACTATCCACCTCTGGGTGTAATGCCATTTCACGATATCTTTTAATAAGTTCAAACTCAGTACGATATACACCTTCTAAGTCTACATAAGAACCAAAAAAACCACTACTCATATAATGGTCAACCCCGTCCTCATCGTTAGGAGGAACGGGGGATACCGCTGTAGGAGATAATGGTTCGTTGTCCTCTATTGAGAACCCGAATAACTTAGTCATAATTTATTTCCGAGTACTTAAGACTTGCTATAGTATTTAGTTAGTCTTATTATACCACACTTTAGCCGTTAGGGGAATTACCCGCAACTACATTAAAGGTTTGAACTTGGAAATCAACTGTAAATTCTTCAATAGCATCTGAAGTATCATACGATAAATCAATTGCAGAAATTGCAGTTGGGAAGATATCAACGAATTCGTACTCTTTAAGTACTGCGTTGGAACCTCCGTTGTTATCCTGACTAGCTTTAGACGATCCTCTACCTAACTGGTAGACTTTAGCATTAGTCATGTAAGCTTCTGGACTAGTTGCTCCTATGTTGTTATCCAACTTAGAAATTTGATTCATCCAATCTTCAAAAGCAGTTCTGATCTTAAAGTCTTCGTCGTTAATTACAGTTATCTGCCAGACATCGAATGTCCGATCTCCTGCAACTTTAAAAATACGACCCCTGAACGGAACATCAATTTGTGCTATATTGGAAGCAGGTAATGCTGCTGCCTTACACAAATATCTAAAGACTTCCGCATCCCAGGTAATTCCTGCTGGGAGAGTAGTTAATTCTACCTCAAACAGATTGGGCCTTGCGCCGCCACCTACTAATTTTGATTTAAATTGAGAAAGAGTTTTATTTTCTCTGGATTGTGCCATGATTTTTTACCTCCTGTTGATATTTAGATTATAAAGTTAAACTCTACCAACCACTTCTTCAAAGTCTACACCAGTTCTGGTGGCGACGAAGGTGAGAGTTACGTAGTTAATAGACTTCGCAGGCTTCAGGAAGATGTCTGCTCGGAATTCGTTATTATCAATAACGTCAGGAGTGTTGTTTGTGCTATCGCAAACAACGAGGAATCCATAGAGTCCTCTCTTCGCTTGAACATCACGGAGATATGGGTTAACAATGTTTCTAAAGTTTGCTCTTGTTAACTCATCATTTAACTCAAAGAGTTGAGCTTCAGCAGCCTTCTGTAATGCTTGTTCGATAGTTAGGAACAACCGGCGAACGTTGATACGGTCAAAAGCGGAAGCATAACCTAGAGCAGTCTTATCTCCAAAGAGAAGTGTACCCAATCCAGGTTGTGTAATAACCGCATTAACTCTTTGCGGATAAAGTCTGTCTCGCTGTGCCTTATTAGGATTGTATGCGAGTTTAATAGCGTTGTTAATAATACCACGCTGTTGTCCAGCAGGTGAGAACCAAGGATAAGCAACAATGTTAGTGCGGGTCATTAAACCTGCGATGTCAGCATTAGTTGGAATCCAACGGAACTTATTGTTGAACCTATCATAAGTGTACTTATAACCACTATCAAAAATGGCATAAGACGAAGAAGCAAGTGAACTAAAGTACTTAACTAAGTTATCTGTTTGGTCTGTGCTATTAGAAAGACCAACCAAACTTGCTCTATGTGGTCCGATTGTAGTAACACAATCTTTTCTAGAATTCGCTAGAGAGATGCAATATCCCGCTTTTGCTTGGGAATCGTACTCTGAATCAAATCCTGGACCCATAATAATATAATCAACTTCAATCTCATCCTTATTTCCAAACTTACCATAAGATGTGATAAGGTCTCCTAGTTCACACTTCATTCCACCAGCAGCAGAATAGTCAATACCACCAGTTAAGAGATAAGACTTGTTACCAATAGCACTATAAGTAACTCCCTGTGCATTAACGCCCCAGAGACTATCACCAGCAGTTACCTTAGTAAAGTCTGTTGAGAATCCAGTTGCAACTGGGTCAGTTCCCCAATAACCATCTATAGCATTGGATGGATTACCACCAGCATAAATGTATTCGGAATAGAGTGCCATAAAGGACTCGTACCATATCTTCTGAGGAGAATTGACTGCTGAAATAGCATCAAGTGCCTTAGAAAGACTGATATGCTTCTCAAGGATTGCACCTTGAATACCTGTTACATCTCCTAAATCATCAACAACTACAACGTGTAACGCATCGTTCTTACCTTTTCTGTCAAGAACATACTTGTTGGTAGTTGGCTTAGGAGCGATTTCCTTCCAATAAACAACCGAATTAGTGAGTTCTAATGTTTGAGCATCATACCAATCTGCTACAGTAGCAGGAGTATATGCTGTGACTGTACTGAGACTACCGGAGTTATTTACAGGCCAAACTGAATCGGATGTATCAAATGCCCCGAAGGAAGTTCCTTCTTGATAATCTGTGGCACTTAAAACACCTGCAGTAGAGACCCTCTGAGTAACCTTAACGTTAATAGTAGAACCACTATCAGTCGCATCAGTAGAAACACCAGTAATGATACCCTTCAGGTATCCGTTAAAAGTTTCTGTAGTTCCAAGTCCAGGAAGAATTGTATCAGCTGGTAATTGTGCGGTAACACCGTATCCAACTATAAAACCAGCACCCCTTAGGTTGTTGGTTGTAATACCAATTGTTTGGTCTGCCTGGTCATCAATAAAACAAACCTTTAAGTTATTTGCCCAAGAACCAGGGTTCTTAGCAGCATAATTGAAGTTTGTTGCAGTGCTATGATCATTCAAATAATCATCATAGTTGTCAATTCTACCACTGCCGGTCATAGTAGTATATGCTACTCCAACACCAGCATTAGAATTCTGTAATGTTGAACCAGCAGTTCTTACAACCTTTAGGACTCCGCCATAAGACAGATAGGATGCAGCACTCATCCAATATTGGTATTGGGCATCAGTTGATAGAGGCTTACCAAATGTATTGATAAGATCCTGTTCTGTCGTGATGTCTATTGCGTCATCAACTGGACCCATTGAAAATGGACCAGCAATTGCACCAATATTATCAAGTACGTTATCAGCTCTTCCTACTGTTAAGTCAACCTCCCTGGTCAACACACCAGGAGATAATTGAGGAGTCGCCATGTTCTTTTTCTCCGAATCTCAGATTAATCTGAAATTATTTATTAAAAGGTACATTTACAAGTACTCCCACATATAATTCATTCCACCACCTTTATCTCCATACTCATCAGTAAACCATCTATCACCATCAGCATCAACAAAACTAGTTTCATCCATTCCATCATCCATAAATCCAAAAGGTGCCATATCTTGTTCAATCTGGTTCTTTTGCTCTTCATATAATCTCTTTCTTACATCCTGATCTGTTAATTCTTTAAAGTAATCCTGCGCTACTAACCATGCATAAATGACTAAACACATGGCAAGATCATCATTACAACCTTCCTCTGCCTCAAAGGAATTACTTTTCTGAATAAAAGTTGTAAGTTCGCTTAGTATCTCATAATCACTAAAGATTAATTTATCCGCTTCAATAATTGTCTTAAGGTTTAATGCCCCAACCTTTTTAACAGTCTTAGACATCTTGACTCCCAATTGAGTCTTCTTACCAGAGAATCCTTGACCAACAACTTGCCCTGCTCTTCCCCTCATAGATGCCATAAGAAGATTAACATACTCTAAATCATAATTCAGAATAGATGCTACCTGATCTCCAACATCATTTACTTCACAAAGAATAAATGCTTTATTATATTTGGTTGCTACCTCATATATTATATTAGGAAATAGCATAGGTTTAATTTCATTATTCCTATACTTAGCAACTACCTTATGGGGGAAGGTAGTTATATCAATCATCACAAATGCAGAATAATCTTTAACCACTCCACGAGCAACATCCACTGTCATTATATAATCATGACCCTCTTGAGGATCTTCATAAACATCTAACCCAGCATTACGCACCTTAGGATTTTCATAAACAAGAGTTCTTAATTTACTTGGAGCAATTAACGTATCAACAGATCCTAAGAATTCACATTCAAACTCAACTTTAAACTGTTGTTCTGATGTATTGGCAATAGTTTGTTCTCGCCACTTATCATCTCTTCCTGGTACTTGACTCCAATGAACATCAGTATGTACATATTCATTCTTCCCTCTTTCCGCATCATGCCACATGCGGTAGAAGTGGTTCATTCCATGCGGCGTCGAGACAATAATAACTTTAGTACTCTTACCAGAAGTAATAGTAGGATAAACGGAACTAAAAAACGCATCAGCAATATGATTTGGAACGAATGCAAATTCATCCAAAAACAATATATTGAATGACATTCCTCGGACAGCTGAGGCAGATGTTGAAGCAGCCAAGATTTTGGATCCATTTTCTAACTCCAGTGAACCTCTATTCCATGATAGCACACCTTGCTGCATCCACTTAGGAACATTCTCATATGCCGTCTGTAAACGACCTAACAGTTCCCTAGCAGTTGCTGCCTTGTTTGCAAGTATACCAATATTAACACTATCATTAAAAAGCAAATAATGCAAAAGATAAGATATAACAGTTGTAGATTTACCCGTCTGTCTGGGCATCTTACAAATGTTAAATCTCTCTCTATGAAAATTCTTAATTAAACCTTCCTGAAAATCATATGGTTCAAATGGCATTAAACCATGATCAAGAGTAACAATCTTTACATGCTTTTTAGCAAAATAAACAGGATTGGCTTTGCACCTCATAAACTCAAGAATCTGCTCCTGAGTAAAATCTTGAACAACGTTCGCTTTTTTTAGGTTCGGATTACCTAGATAAATTTCATCAGTTGGCATAATAACCTCTACATCATTTCGCCGTGTATATGTTTGGTTGAGTTATTTAACATAAATTTTCTATCATGATCTATTGTTTTTCTTGTCATATCTAAGATTTTTTGTAAATTCTCTGCTTTCTTCTTCAGTGCTTCTATTTGTTTATCGTCCTCCTGCTTGGACGAGTGGTTCTCCTTGGTCATAGTCGGATACTTGGTAAGACCAGAGTTTGGCACCAGGATAGACTTTCTGCAGCTGATCCTGTACCTCTCTGCGTGAGGGTACCTTAGTTGAAGGGAAGAACATTTGTATGCTGTAGCTCTTTCCTCTCCACCCAAGATAAGTGGTTAATATATTTCCTGTTTTTCGTGGGAGATTTGTTGTCTCTCCCAAGTCAACCCATTGTATTTGATTTTTGGGGGACTGTAATGGTTCTGGTGTAATGATATCAGTGAATTCATATTCAGTAGGTTTGAAATCATCTTTCCAGTTGGAAGTGTCTATATTCTCATTTACTTTATGGTGACTCTCTCCACACTCTATGCATGGATCCTGCCCACATTCTTCACATTCGCAATCCTGGTGGATTACTTTATCACCTACCTTTACATCATTTTCATTAAACCACCCACGGTTTACTTCTAATGCAAAAAGAACCGATGCATTAGAATACACAGGTTCTTTTCGTAAAGGCATTAATTCTTTTATACTCTCAATACAACCTTCCTCATCAATAAAAGCAATATCTAAAGGAATGGTAGTATGACTCATGTGAAAGGATTGTTGAGCAACCCTATCAAAAACAAAAAGCATCCCAGAATTTGTATCTAGATTTTCTCTAAACATCAAACCCGTCTTAAACTCTCCAGGAGTTGTAGGGATTTCGATCCTAAGTGGTAGATCTACTTTCATGTATTTTAGACAACTTCACACTAATATTTAGGTAATTTAAGGTGTTACCGTCAATTCTATGGAGTCATCATCCATTTCCCACTCTTCTTCTACCTTGATACCCAACTCTTCCAATACAGTATGTACAGCAACTCTTGCGTATTGTTGAGGGGATAAATCATCACTAAACAACTCCTTCTTATTTACGAGTCCTTCTTTACTTATGCTGAATTTCAT